CGGCGTATTAGTAGCTTGCGGGATTTGACGAAGCGGCGTGTCGAGCCATGCAGTACGGTCAATAGTGCCGTAGTACCAGATGCGCTCAAGGTGGTTATAGACCACATAAGCGTTGTTAAAGTCGCTATCGCTCGTTGGATAGAACCACCAGACTTCGTTCCACTGCTCATTGGTCCCAGAGACAATCTGGTCTGCTTGGCCGTAGTTTAGGTTGTTGAATACGTGGTTACGCAAAGTGCACGGGAGCGTCTCGACGCGGCCTGTGTAGGCATAGAACTTATCTTGCCCCATCCAGTAGGTAATGTTAGCCGCCGACGTCACCGCACGGGATGACACAACAGAGATATTGTCTGCGTATTCCTGCAAGCCAAACACGTCAGTCGTACCGAGGAACTGCAGGGTGAAAAGGTGTGTGTCAGTCCAAACCAAGATTTCCTGACGAGTAGGTAATGCGCGTACGATACGCGAACCACGAGAAATGCGTAGGTCGCCCGCAGTGTTAGTTTGCGTAGGCGTCCAGTCACCGGGACTATCTTGGTCAGCCCAGCGGATAAGAAGCGGATCAAAGTCATTCGTATTGGTTGAACCAAACGGCACAGACCCAAAAGCGATCAAGTGTTTATCCTGCTGCGACACAAGCAGTTGCATGATCTTAACAGGCACGGCGTTAGGGTCGCCACCCTCGGCTGTTGCGTAGGCTTGCAGGGTTATAGCTCGGGCGGCAAGTGCTGTGGCTGGGTCAACAGTGCTACCACGAACCCACCAGTAACCGGGGCCGTTGCGGATGTTCATGGCGAGGTCATTGTCGAAGTTATCAAACCACCAATCGCGCTGTGGCTGGGTGATAGGTGATGTAGACCCAAGCCCCCATGCTTCACGACCCCATGTGCCAGTGCCCCAACCATAACCGCCAACAGCTATAGGGTTGCCGGTATCAATTTCGAAGCTAATGCTGATTGCTGTGCCGCCAGAACCAGAGACGTTTGAGGTAACCGGGCCTGTCACAGGAATGGTGAATGAGAAAGTATTTGTCACGGTAATCTGGTGGTTGCCGTTGATCTGGCTAGCAGGGATGCCGCCAATGGTGCCAGTTACACCTGAGATTGTGACGTAGTTATCCGTCTGCGCATTATGCACGGAACTTAAAGTTATGGTTACTTTGGTCGGTGTGGTCGTTGACGTGTAGACCGAGTTATCTGTTATAGGAGTCGCCAACGTTGGGCTAACCGAACGCAATGGCGTGACGTCGTTATAGTAGCCGCCAGCCTCAATGTAGACTTTTTCGTTCGTCCCCATAGCGAGGAAGTTATCCGAGAACGTAGTGATCCAGTTCCACATCTGACGGCACACGCCAATAAACGGGCTAGGCGTAGCTTTTACCCAGCCGCCAAGCTTTTCAGGATAGCCTGAACGAAACCGTATCTTGTTGCACTCATACCAGCCACCCTCGTTGGAGTAGTCGGTCTGGTCGCGGTTCACACCGGGCTTAAACTGGAGCTTGATGAATGGCATCGTTAGTCCTTATCCAAAACTATTCCAGCGTGCAGATAGATTGACGGTAAAGGTCCCGACAACTGTCGCCGTACTTATCTCTCGGACTTGAACAGTTAGCGTGCGTGTAACTGTTTCATCATAGTTAACGGGGCTTATCTGCCATAAAGCACCGCCAACGCTCAACCATGTACCATAAAACCCATCAGAATTCTGAGCGCCACTCTGAGACACCAAAGTAGCAAAGACTTCATATTCTACAGCAGAGGCTCCCGGAGTAATCCACTGCCCAAGATTTGTGGTGACATTACCAGATGCAGTACTATTATATGCTCCATACGCCCCCGCAGGTAGGTCTATCAGGGTACCGGAGAAGAAATTAACTTTGAAACCAGCAGAAGCGAAACTCCACGACAAAGACGCAGTGGTACTAATATTAAGCGGCGAAGCTGGGAAGGAGTAAGTTACGCTGCTCTTACCGTAGAAGTTAGTCGGCAGGATAATAGCACCGGAAGGCACACCCGCCAGTGAACGCACGTTGGCGTCGTTGAGCGATACCTGAGCCGTGGCGGCTTGACCCAGTTCAAGGTTGATAGACCGCGTTGAAACGTTACCGCCCATGCTTATGGCTCCTGATGCGGCAAGTGTCATTTCTTGAGCGCCTCCACTTCAGCCTTTAACTCCGCAATCGCAGCAAAGGCTACAGCCACCAACTTCTCATAGTCAACGGCCAGTGTGCCGTCGCTGCGTTCGCGGACAGCCAGTGGGAATACAGCCTGCACATCCTGTGCAATGACACCGAAGTCGGACTTCGTGACAAAGTAGCCATCCTCGCCGCCATGCTCCGCAATGTAAGCATCAGTCCAGTCAAAGGTCTTACCACCAACAGCAGAGACAATACCGAGTGCGTTCTGGATGGGCTGTACGTTTTCTTTCAGCCGCGCATCTGACGAGTAGAAGGCAGTGACGTTGTTAGTTGCACGGATTTCACCAGTAGTGCCAGAGCCAGCAGTACCGACGCCGAGGCTATTAACTTGGTAGTTATTGCTGGTGTTCAGGGCGTTTGCTGTGCCGCTGATACTAATTGACCACGTACCCGAAGCACCCGTACCGTTGGATTGGACCGGGGTATAGGCAAGAGCAGTCGTAACGTCCAACGAGGTAAGCGTAACCGAGCCTGTGCGAGTGTTAAAGCTGCTAACTCCTCCCGCACCAGCAGCCTGAGAAACCCAAGCAGAGCCGTTGGATGTAAGTACGTTACTCGCGGTGCCGGGGGAGACAGTCGTAACCGCCGATGTGCCAGCACCGATCAGGACCGCACCTGAGGTGAATGATGTGGTGCCAGTGCCCCCGCCTTGGACGCCAAGTGTACCAGAAAGCGTCAGAGTGCCAGCCGAAGTGACCGGACCACCAGTAAAGGAAAGCCCGCTGATAGCCGTTGTGGCGTTAACCGAAGTAACGGTGCCTGCGCCACCAGCCGAAATCCACTCAGTATCCGTACCGCCAGCGTTTAGTGCAAGAAGTTTACCCCCATTGCCTGTGTAGGAAGGAAGTAAGTTAACGCGTGCCGTAGCTGCCGTCGTACCGCCTGTGCCACCATAAGTAACTGCAAGTACACCAGAAGACACGTTAGAAGCGTTGAGGCTGGTAAGCGCAGCACCGCTACCGGTATTGGAACCTGTACCCCCAGAGGCAACAGGAAGTGGCGAACCGAGCGTTAGCGAAGTAAGGTGCGTGGTGGCATCCACCACATTGGTGGCGTTGCTGTAGACCCACATAGTCTTACCAGCCGGAACGGTGATGCCAGTGCCCGCAGCCGTCTTAACTACTACGCTATCTGCACAGGTATTGTTGACGATGTACGCCTTCTCGACGCTAGGAACCACGAGGTTACGCGTAGAACCACCAGTCGTACCGATGAGGTTGAGGCGCATGTTGCGCGCCTGCTGCGTTCCGTTCGTATCCGAAAGTGTCAGAGTGACGTTGCCAGTGGCAAAGGTTACGTCTGCTGAACCAGCAATGGCTTCTTCGATGGCGGTCCCAAGATTGGTGTTGGTAACGTCGCCCCATGTAGACGCGTTTTCACCCGTCGCCATAAGCTGGAATTTGAGATTGCTATATGTACTCGCCATATTCGGTCCTTACGTCGGGATGACAACCCAGTTAGGGTCTTGGCTGTCGTTGATGTTACCCCAAACAAGGGGCGTTTGCACGCGTCCAATTGCAGACACGCCGGTAACGGTTACGCTCTTCGGAATTTGAACCATCACGCTGCCTACAGAAGCCGTAGCCTGCACTCCAGTTACACGGTATCCCGCAGTAGGACGGACGGTGCCAAGCTGTCCTGTGCCTTGAACGCCAGTTAGTGTGACGTTAGCGTCACCTGTAATAGTTGGGGTGCCAAGTAGGGCGAGACCCTCGACGCCATCTTCGATAATAGTGCCGTTAATTGAGATGCTAACACTGCTGACTTGGCCTGCACCTGCAACACCAGAGAGCGTAGCGGTGCCCTTAGCTTGGATTTGGACCGTGCCGATCTGACCGGTGCCTACAACGCCATCTTCAATAACAATCGCATCTGCGTCGATTACGACGTCACCAACTTGGCCTGTGCCCGAGACACCCGTTACACGGACTGCCGAGGTAGGCTGTACGGTACCAAGCTGGCCTGTGCCTGAGACACCTGTAACTTCAACATTAGCCGCAGCAGAAACTTGCGCAGTACCAATCTGACCTGTGCCTGTAACACCCGTAGGATTAACGACAACAATGACACCTG